TCTCCTACAACTCGGAGGACAGCGCCAAATGAGCAGCGCCCCCATCAACGCCGAGGCCGAGGCCAAGCGCCTGCGCCAGACCATCACGCTGGCCGAGCAGGCGATCGCGCTCGCCGCCGCCGCCGCCGCCGCCGCCGCCAAGAAAGGAGGCGCGCTGTGAGCCTGCTATCAATCGCCCTCAAGGCCGAGGCCGAGGCCGCTCGCCGGGCGCTTTACGCAGCCGGGAAGACACAGGGCGAGATCTGGCTCGCAGTACACCGGGCTGCTGATTGCGCCGCCGACCTCGATCGCGCCGAGCGCCTGCTCGATTCCGAGCGCTCAAGCGCCGAGGCCGCCCGGGCTGCGCTCGATCGCGCGCTGCAACTGTTCGAGATCGAGGCCGAGCAGCAGCGCCGCGCTGCCGAGGCCGCCGACCTCGCCCCGGCCAAGCGCCGCAAGAAAGGGGGCGCGCTGTGAGCGCCGCCGAAGCCGTGGCTATCATCGCCGGATCTATGGCCGCCACAACCGGGCTGATCGCCTGCGCCAACGCGCTCGGCGATCCGGCCGGGAACCGGGGCCTGCCCGGCGCTTGCCTGCTGGCGCTGTCCTGCTCGGCCGCAGCGCTCGCCTCCGGTGTGCTGCTTACCGAGACAGCGCTCGCCATCGCCGCCGCGCTCGCCTAGGCCGCCGCAGTAGGCGATCCACCAGCCCCGGCCTCCGCGCCGGGGCTTTTTTGTGCCCGGCCCCCGCAGTAGGCCGCCGGATCTCCGCAGCCCGGCCGAGATCGCCCGCTGCGCCGGGCAAGCGCTCGCCCCCGGCCGTCCGGCCTCGCCGCCCCGGATCGGCCGCCAGCAGCCCGGCCAGCAGGCCGCAGCGCCGCGCCGGGATCTCGCCCCGGATCGGCCAGCAGCCCCGGCCTCCGCAGTAAACCCAGGTGTCAACCCTCCCGGCCATTCCGTCGGGATCATCCCCTGGCGTTAACTAGTGGTTTTTGCTGGGGTTTTCGCAAACTTTTTCCGCCCCGGCCTCCGGCATCACTCCAGATCTGCGGCCGATCCCCTCGCCGATCCGGCCGCCAGCGCAGCGCAGGCCGCCAGCAGCCCCGGCACGGCCGCCGAGATCTCCCGGCCGCCCCATCGCCCTCCCGGCCTCGCCGGAGGCCGCCAGCAGGCCGCCAGCGCCCCCGGATCGCCCGGCGAGAGTCAACCCCTAGCCCGGCCGATCCCGAGGCCGCAGCGCGCCCGGCCGCCCCATCGCCCGGCCTCGCGCTCCCGGCCAGCGCTCAAGGCCAAGGGGTGACGGCCGAGACCCGTCCGGGCTGCCGGAGGCCGGAGGGAAAGGCCGGGATCGGCCGCCGGGCTGCCGGGCTGGCCTCGGCCGGGAACCGGGCGCAGGGATCCCGGGCAGGCCGGAAAAGGTCGGTCTCGCCCGGTCTCGGCCGGGCTTGGCCGGTCAACCGGGCAGTCAACCCGAGCTCGGCCTGCTCTTTTGTTCACCGGGGGAGGGGGTCGCGCGCGCGCGGGCGGCCGGGAAACCGAGCGGGTCTACCCCTGTGGACTTTTTCTGCAATAAGCCCTTGGGGTCTGGCAGCAGTTGGGCTGATGCTGGTCATTAGGGCTGCTAATAGGTCTGGCCGAAGTTTGGGTTGGGATTGACAGGGTTGGTCTTGGCCCCCTTAATAATCCCCCATTCCCCCCTTTAGTCCCCCAGAGGGGGAAAGGGTTTCTGTGGAGCGAATGAGAATGAGCGTAACGGGAAGCCTTGGGGAATGATTGACTACATCTAAAGTCTAGGGAGTATTGAGGAATATGGACTATTCCGAAGGGGACTTGATCCGGGTGACCGGGATTAACAAGCAGCAGATGCGGGAGATTCGCAAGGAGATGAGTGAGGGGGCGCATTGGTATCGGAAGCCTAGCAAGGGGCCGCAGAAGTTGTGGCCTGTGTATTGGACTCCTATTGGGGTGGATTGCTTGTGTTTGCAGTTTGGGGTGGACAACCCGAAGTTGGAGGAGGAGTTGGCGGCTGTGGAGCCTCCGAAACAAGTCGAGGGCATTGTCCGGGCTAAGTTCATGAACAACCGGATCATTGCGTGTGATATCGTGCGCGACAAGGGTTACGAGCGGGTGAATGTGCTGGTGCGGGATAGCCGGAATTTCGTGATCGGGATGGTGGTTCCGCTGCGGTCTGACGGGAGTCGTTGGATTGCGGCGAAGCATCCTCGATTTGGGGGGCGCTGGTGATGGCCAAGAAAAAGCCAAAGAAGCCTAAGAAGGCCATCAAGGGCTTCCCGGTGATCGAGGACAAGTGTATCAATGACGAGCAGGCCGAGGCTGCGCTGGTCTATGCGGTCAGGTCGTTCAACCAGTATTTCGAGGACGGCATCATCGTGGTCAAGGTCAAGGACGACAAGTACAAGGTCGTGACCTTCGGCCCGGGAGATCCCAAGGATCACTTCAAGCCTGTGATGTGGCAGGCGATCAAGGCCGCCTACGAGGCGTACAAGGAGGGGCCAAACGATAGCCAAACCTTTGAGGGTTAGCCTTGGTAGCACAATGGTAGTGCGCCCGTTTTGTAAACGGATGGTTGTCGGTTCGATTCCGACCCAAGGCTCTTTCGCTATTATTGTTTATTTCCAACAGTACCCCTCACGACTCCATAAGGATCGCACCAGAGGGGGCAATTTTGGGGGCTTCTTTCAATGGTAGGAAACCCGGTTTGCATCCGGGCAATGGGAGTTCGATTCTCCCCGCCTCCAGATCTGTCTTAACATTGCTTAACATTACTTAACATTTGTTAAGTTGACAAAAACTTATGAACTACATTAAATTCGCTTATCTATCACTTATCAGATACCTGAAAACCCTCATGCCCCTTACCAAGTCCTCGTCTGAGAAAGCCTTTGTCGCCAACATCAAGAAGGAGATCAAGGCCGGGAAGCCCAAGAAGCAGGCCGTCGCCATCGCCTACGCCACCAAGCGCAAGTACGCCAAGAAGAAGTAACATGGCCACATACAAAGGACGCAAGGTTTCGCTGAATAAGCCCTTCCGCACCCCGGGTGCGAGCAAGAAGTCTGCCGTCTATGTCAAGGACGGCTCCAAGACCAAGATCGTCCGCTTCGGCGACCCCAAGATGACCATCAAGAAGGGCATCCCCGCTCGCCGTAAATCCTTCCGGGCGCGCCACAACTGCGCCAACCCCGGCCCCAAGACCAAGGCCAGATACTGGTCTTGCAAGGCTTGGTGAAACTGACCCAACACCCAGTCCTTAAGATCCCCAGCCCGGAGGATCTAAAGCGCCTTACGGAAAAAGTAGGCGTGGATGAGGTCGCCCGGATCCTACGGATCCGGGAAGAGAAGATCAACGCTGAGAAGACAGACCCTTACCGTCATGGTTACGAGCCATTTCATTGGAAAGACGCTGATGACATCCTGAAGCAGTATCAGGAGATTTGCGTCCTTGGTGGCAACCGCGCTGGTAAGACGGAATGGGCTGCGAAACGGGTCGTTTCCACGATGGTCAATGTGCCTAACGCCAAGGTGTGGTGTCTGCACACGACATCCAAGTCTTCCATCGAGATGCAGCAGAATGTGCTGTGGAAGTACTTGCCGCCGGAGTTCAAGTCGCTCAAGAAAGGGCGGGTGACCAACATCCAGTACTCCCAGAAGAATGGGTTCTCGGACGGCACTTTCATCTTTCCAAACGGCAGCCAATGCCATTTCCTGAATTATGCGCAAGAAAAGCGAGTCATCGAGGGCGGCGAGTGCGATATCATCTGGTGTGACGAACTTGTCCCTCTGGACTGGATTGAGACGCTTCGTTATCGTATCGTTACCCGGCGAGGTAGGCTCATTGTCACTTTTACTCCAATTTCTGGCTATACCAATGTAGTCAAGGAGTACATTTCCGGCGCTAAGATACTGGAAACCAAGCCAGCGCCTATCCTTGACCAGTCGGTTCAGCACGCACCCGGCGTGCCTAACGGCCATATGCCATATCGGGCCAAATCCCGAGGCAAGGATGCCGGGGTGGTCTGGTTTCACTCCCAATTCAACCCGTATAATCCTTTTGACGAACTTTGTAAGACTTTAGAGGGTAAAACGACCTACGAGAAGAAGATCCGAGCCTATGGTTGGGCTGAAAGTCTGGCTGGAGCGCAATTCCCTCGATTTGGCGACCTGAATGAGATCGACCACGACAAGATTCCCAAGGAAGGCACTAATTACATGGTGGTTGACCCTGCCGGAGCCAGAAATTGGTTCATTTTGTGGCTAAGGGCGGTAGGCCAAGGTGAGAATGTGAAATATTATATCTATCGGGAGTGGCCGGACGCTACCTATGGCGAATGGGCGCTGCCGGACTCCAAGTTGGACGGGAAACCCGGCCCAGCGCAGCGGGCAGGCGGGGGTAGAGGTATCAACGAGTACAAGGAGATCATCCGTGAGGCTGAAGGCGATGAGGTGGTCGAGGAACGCCTGATTGACCCCCGTGCAGGGGCTACACAGGCCGCTGGCAAGGAGCAAGGCACTTCCCTCATCGAACTTCTGGATTCCGACCCGGATCCAATGTATTTCACGCCAGCACCGGGCTTGCGCATTGAGGAAGGCGTGGCACTAATCAATGATGCCCTATCCCACGACCCCAGCCAGCCGCTGTCTCCTATCAATGAGCCTAAACTCTATGTATCCAAGAAGTGCGAGAACCTAATCTACTCCCTCCGTGAATGGACTGGGGCTGATGGTGAGAAGGGTGCATCGAAAGACCCTATTGACTGCCTTCGATATCTAGTTGTCGTAAGTCCAGAACAGTATGACGAGGAACACTATAAGTGCAAGGGCGGGGGGTCTTACTAATGAACTCTGACCATTACCCGATGTTGCTTTCCCGGTCTGCCGCCAAGCGATTGACCGGAATTGATGTCCGTGAGTTGGACAAATTGAGAAAAAATGGCACTATCCGGTGTTATACCACACTTGGAGGCCAACACCGCTTCCATAAGTCATCGCTTTTGCAATATATAGAAACAAAATCTACTCAAAGTTTCCAAAATGAACAGCAACGAACCCCGCAGGGATAAACTCGCATTTTTCAGCGAAACTCCGGATATTGGAGAACTTCGCGCTGAACTGGAGCGTTCCCTGTACAATGGCGGCAATGTCGCCCGCATCAACAGCAATGACGACATCCGTTTCGCCCGCTGGGAAGGTCAGACCGATGATGGCAAGAAGCATAGCGAAAACCTCAACGAAGGTGAGCAGGCTTTCCCGTTTGAAGGCGCTTCCGATGTCCGTTGCCGCCTAGTTGACCAGACGATCAACGAACTTGTCGTCCTTTTGGTGTCCGCTTGGCAGTTGGCTCGCTTGCGTGTGAGCGGTACTGAGACCGGGGATGCCAGCCGTGCGTCCAGCATCCAGACTCTGGCCGATTGGGTCGTGAACAACAAGATGCGGGCTGACTTGCTCACGGAAGCGGAACTTCTCGCCCAGTATACCCAGCAATTCGGTTGGTCTATCGCACATATCGGCTGGGAGCGCCGCCTTGGCATCCGTCCGGTGTCCATGACCATGGCAGAACTCGAAATGCGGGCTGCCAATGGCGATCCTATGGCCGGAGAGGCCGTCAATAGCCTCAAGTCCACAGGCACTAGCGATTACAGCATCAGCAGCCTTATGAGCCTGCTTGGCATCAATGCCAATGACGCTCGCCGGGTCGCCGATGAACTGATGACGGCTGGCGTAACCACTTTTGAGCAGGAATATGCAGTTTCCAACGCTCCTGTTGTCGCCGCCCTCAAACCTTTCGATGAGATCTGCTTCCCGCCCGAGACGCTAGACCTTCAGGATGCCCGTGTCATCTTCCGGCGCACATTTATGACGGAGGTCGAACTCCGTGAGATGATCAAGACGGCAGAGTGGGACGAAGCGTTTGTCGAGGAGGCTATCCAGACGGCAGGCCGCTCCGATTGGCACTCCGAGCCTAACCTTATCCCTTCCACTACCACCATCCGCAATACGCTTGAGCGCGCCGACCATCTCATCGAGATCGTCTACGCCTATAACCGTCAAATCGGCCCGAATGGCGTTCCCTGCATCTATTACACGGTCTTCTGCCCGAACACCCGTGAGCAACTCCACGCCAAGCACGAAATGCTTGATTACGCCCATGGGATGTACCCGTTTGTGGAATATCGCCGTGAGCGCCTGCGCCGTTCCATCGTGGAATGCCGTGGTGTGCCTGAACTGGCTTACACAGACCAGTTGGAAATCAAGGCTCAACACGATTCTATCCGTGACCGCACGGCCTTTGAGACCTTACCCCCCATCAAGGTCAAGAAGCGCCTCGGTACGCAAAACATCATCCAGCCGGGTGGCCTCTTGCCCGTCACCACGCCGGACGACTACACCTTCTTGTCGCCGCCCTCTGGTAACCCTGCATTGGCGTTCAACCTGATTGACCGTGTCGAGCAGCGAAATGCTGCGTATTTCGGCCTGTATCATGCCAATATCCCGCCCGTCAAGACCCAGACCACGCAGCAGTTCATCGTGAACAACTGGCTGTCCGCTTGGGGTAAGATCTACAAACAGGTCATCTCCTTGTCCTTGCAGTATATGGATGGCGCTGAAATCGAGCGCGTTGTCGGTATGCCTATCATCCTCCAGCCGCAGGAATTGTCTGCCATGTACGACTTCAATGTCTCGTACAATGTGCGTGAACTGGACACCGATTATGTCCTAGAGAAACTCAAGGCCATCTCGTCCTTCGTCATCCCGATGGATGCAGGCGGCGTTATTGACCGAAACAAACTGACCGTCCGCTTCGTTGAGGCCATCAGCCCTGAGGCGGCCAAGGATATCGTACTTGACCAAGCCAGCGCCTCCCAGCGTATGTACGGCGATGTCCAAAACGACATCACCAAGATGATGGCCGGGATGGAGCCTCAGTATGTCGAAAACGACCCTGCGGCCAAGTCCAAGTTGCAGTTTGTTCAGGATGTCATCCAGAAGAACCAGAAGGCTCAGATGGCAGCCCAGCAGGATCCTCAATTCCAAGCCCTGTTCCAGAACTATGTGAAGAACCTCCAGATGAGCGTCTCACAGCAGGAAAACAAGTCCATCGGCCGCATCGGCGTTACGCCTGTGTCCGAGAAGATGGCTCAACAGGGCAATCAACCCCCGCAAATGTAATCTCATGGCCAAAACCTACAAAGACTCCAAATATCGCAAGAAGGGTGGCTTGATGCCTTCCCGTCCCCACAAGTGCAAGCGTATGTGCAAGGAAAAGCACAAGAAGGGCAAATGCGATGAGTAAGCCCATCGAAGACCACAAGCGGGTTCTTTCCTTTGAAAGCAACGAGGTCTTTGATGCAGTACTGGCTTACCTCTCCTTGAGCATCGAGGCCGAGGTTGATCGCGCCATCTCCTACTCTACCGAAGGTGAAAAGCGTATCCACGCCTGTGGCCGCGCTGAAAGCCTCAAGGACTTCAAGGAGTTGCTTTTGGTGCAGCAACAGGAAGCCAAGTCCGGTAAGTACGGCGGCTGAGTTGAGACAGAAGTTGCCAAAACTTACAAACCGGGTCTGGGCTGATTGACGGTGCTTGGTTTTTGGTGTTATTGCCCGTACGCCTCTGGGAGCGACCATTCCCTGCTATGCCAGAAAATCAGAACGCCGATATCGATCCGGCTCAAAACAACATCGAGGTACAGTCAAACCCATCCCAGTCCGGATTGGATCAAGAAAAACTTGCGGATATCCTTCGCAATACCCTGTTCAAGGACGATGAGCAGGCGGTACAGCCCCAGACCGATTCCGAGGGCGAAGACCAAACGGAGGTCAAGGATTCCATCGACAGCGAAGCGTCCCAGCAGGACGAAGTAACTGACACGGAAATCCCCCCGGCCGAGGATGGCGAAGACGAAGTTCCTTCACAGTCAGCAGAAGACAACGGAGAGGAAGATAACCTCTCCAAGGGCGTTCAGAAGCGTATCGACAAGTTGACGGCCAAGCGCAAGCAGGCCGAAGAAGAAGCCACCCGGCTTCGCAACGAAGTTGACGCTCTGAAGCAAGAACTTTCCCAATCCAAGGCTTCGGGAGAAGAGAACAAAACCAGCGTCACAGACGCATCTAACCCGTTCTCTTCTCTTAATACGAAAGCCGATGTGGAGAAGGAAGTCGAGCAAGCCCGGTGGCTACGGTATAAGTGCATGGAGAACCCTAACGGTTTCGTTATGGGGGAGACCGAGTACGGCCCTGAAGATGTCAGCCGAATGCTGGTAAACGCTACGAAGGCTATCGAAGTTCATCTGCCGAAACAGATGGCCAAGATCCAAACCTTTGAAACCGTCAAACCTATCGCAGAGGCAGAATATCCGTGGTGGAAGACACCGCAGGCAAAAGAATACCAATTAGCGCAACAAGTACTGAACAACTACCCTCAGTTCAAGAATCATCCTGATTATATGCTCTTCGTGGGCGATTACATCCGGGGATACATGAGCCGAGAGTCCAAGGTGGCCAACACCCAAGTTGCAAGGAAAGCGCAAATCCAGCCAGTTCGTCCCACCGCTGCTCCGGTAAAGACTAGCGCTAAGACAGCCAGCGCCAAGAGTGCCGAGAGTCGATTTATCAAATCGAACAACGCCGAAGACCTCGCAAAGGTATTGCTATCCAAAGGCTTCATTTAAACCCCACCTCCCCATACTACTATGGCAAAACTACTCGAAAAAGACATCGTCAACGCTGGTAAGCGCGAAGACCTTGCTAACCTCATCGCCCTTGTCGATGCTAAGGACACCCCCTTCACCTCCATGGCGAAGAAGGGTTCCCAGCCGGGCAACACCATCTTCCGCTGGCAGGCTGACCGCCTCCCCGCCACCACGACCCCTACCCCTGTCGTTGATGGCACGGATGTGGATCCGAACAGCGGCACTTCCAACTTCGTCAATGACGGCGGTACTCAGTACCGTGTGGAACTGTCGAATCGTATCCAGATCTTCCGCAAGGCTGTCCGTGTGTCCAAGTTGACGCAGGATGTCGCCAACATCGCTGGTGTCCGTGACGAACTCGCCAACAATGTCTCCAAGGCCGTCACTCTGGTCAAGCGAGACATGGAAGTCGCCATGTGTTCCTCGCAGGGCGCTCAGGTCGATAACGGCACGGTTGGTTACCGCACCCGTGGTCTCGACAAGTGGCTCGTCGCCGCTGCCAACATCGACACGGTTGACCTCCCGGCTGCTGCTTCGGCCTTCTGCTTGTCTGCTTCCCAGATCTCGACTGTCGGTACTGCCGCCCTCACGGAAACCGTTGTTCAGGACATCCTGACTGGCATCTACAGCCAGACTGGCCAGTTCAAGAACTACGATGCCCTTGTCGGCCCGACCCTCAAGCGCGCGTTCACGAACCTTGTGTTCACGACCACGCAGGGTACTGGTACTGCCCCGATGACCGCCATCCGCACCCTCAATCGTGAGTCGGACAGCGAAGCGTACATCTCGTCTGTCGATGTCTTCCAAGGTGACTTCGGCCAGATCCGTCTCCACCCGTCCCTGTTCCTGAAGAATAACTTCTCGGGTTACATCATCCCGTTTGACATGGTCGAAGTCCGCTACGGCGGCAATGTCGCCCAAGTCACCGAGTTGACGGATAACGGTGGCGGCCCTGCTCGTCTCATCGAAGCGGTTGCTGGCCTCTGCGTCTACAACCCGCTGGCCTTCGGTAAGTTCGACTTCACCGCCTAATCACTAGGAGGCTTGTCCGACATCATCCAGTCGATCTCTGAGGTTATTCCCTCCCATCTCCGCAAGGCGGTGGAGAGGGAACTCCTCACGGGCTGGAGGATGCAGGAAGCGGCTTCCTATACGCAGGCAAAGCAGTTTGCGGCCTTCAATCACGCAAACGCTGCTAAATCCATCGATGGGGTAGGCGAGTTGAAGGCTCGTATCCCCATTTCTGCCTATCACTACTGGGGTCAGCGCCTCGGTTATGAGTGCTGGAATGATGAACAGTTCACCAACGACTTCATCAAGCACAACCCGGAAATCGCTGTTAATAACCGGGTCAAGCGTACCGTTGTCAACGGCGCTATCTTTACAGCAGACGGTTTCCTCACTAAATGAGAACCACCCACTTTTCGCCTATCCTATTCAACTCCCTGCAATACGCCGGGCAGGATAGGCACAACATCTCGGAGGAGACATTCGCTCAATTCCGTGATTTCATCAATGAACGCATTCGCCATGCTTGGGAGTCCCAAGATTGGCCTGATCTCGTCCGTGTATCGCAACTGACGGTTACGGACGATGGCGCTGGTTTGGTCACGGCGGCCATCCCGGCTGACGCAGGCGAGGTTCTGTCCTGCTATGATAGCAACCCTCTGGTGACCACCCGGTCTGTCGAACTGTCGTTCCGTCTGTATGATGACGGCACTACCCAGAAACTGGTGTTCGTATCCGATCCGGGTACTGTCTACGCCGAGTATCGCATCAAGCGTCCTGAGTTGGTCGGAGACCTGTACTCCACGACTGTTGGCTATTCCATCGGCGCTCAGGTCTATTTCGACAGCGGCAGCAATACTGGCACATATATCCCGGTTGCCGGGAAGCCTCACTACGGCAATTTCTACAATTGCATTGACGCTACCACGGCTGGCCAGTCCCCGTCCACACACCCCGCCAAGTGGCAACTGGTGCAGATCCCTTACCTGTTCTCTGCCTATGCCGCGCGCGGCGCTTTTGCCGACTGGCTTAAGTCAGAACTGCAACTTGAGGTCGCTCAGGTCGCAGAACTTGAGGCTCAGAACTCCCTGACCGAAGCCGTTGACATCATCCTTCGTCAACAGAAGCAAGTCAATCGCATCAACATGAACCGTACTTACTAATAAAATGGGCTATATCTCCACATCCTCACCCTTCATCCGTAGCATGACGCATTCCGACCTTTCCGTGTCGAATGCCGCTGTCACGGAAATCCTTGCTCCGGCATCTGCCACCGAAAAGCGAATCATCGTCTTCGTGCAGAACAAGTCGTCTACGGCAAACCTGTATGTCATCTATAACTCTGCTGGTAGCGTTGGCATCCTTGTGCCTCCCCTGTCCAATACGAGCATCGAGAACTACACAGGCTCTGTCCGTGTGACTACAGACTCCGGCACAGCATCCACAGTACACCTCGCTTACGCAACGGTCTAATGCCATTGACCGCAACAGTCCACACCCAGCACGGGAAGCGAAAGTCTTCTCGTATGGGTAAAGGAAAACTTAAATGAGCCTACAGGCATCAGTCGGTTTTCAGATCCCTACGAATGTCGTAGAGGTCGGCAACGAAATCTCCACAGACCAGTTGGCTGCCATTCAGGCCGCCAGCACTCCGTCTACCGGGAATCCTTTCGCTACGCAGGGATGGGTCGGTTCCCAAGGCTACACCACATCGTCTGGACTTAGCCAAGACCAAGCCTACGCCATCAGTTTGGTTGCCGTCGTCAACTCGTTCACTTGGAGTGGGTCTGCTTGGAGTGGCACTATCCTTGGTGAGACTCCGTATTTCAGCGCCAACAAGTCGGCTAACTTCAAGTTCTTTATGAACAACTCGTATGATTTTACGCCTACTTGGTCTGGAACTTCTTTTTCTCTTCCTTCTGTATCTGATGACACCACTTACACCACTACCGGGTCTGGTGAGTCCTTCACGATCAAGTGGAACTCCGCAAACGGCGGTGTCCCGGTAATCTAACCTTTATGTTCACATTTCTCCTGTTTCTCATTGGCGTTGGCATCGCTGGCGCAGTCGGCTTCTACGCTGGCGTTAAGAACGCTGGCTCGTCCAAGGTCGCTAAGTTCAAAGAACTTGAAGACACGCTGAAGAAGTAATGCCATCCCGTGAGTATCTAGTCGATGGAGACCAAGGGTTCATCGGCCTGAACTCTCGGGACAACCCGGTCAATCTGGGTAAAAACTTCGTCTCCAAGTCGCAGAACTTCCGTATGGATCGTGGCGTTGCCACCCTGCGGAAAGGCGCTGAACGGCTTACCCCTGCTGCGTTTGTAGCCACAGGCCGTGTCATCTATGCCAGTTGCACCTACACGGATAGCGCAGGCACGGAGTACATCATCCTCATCTGCGGTGACGGCCTGTATAAGTTCAATCAAGAGACTGAGTCCTTTGCTACCGCTTTCGTAGCATTCCCTGCCGGGGAGGTCATCACGGCTTCTGATGATGTGGATGCCTACCAAGCCCAAGGTAACGGCTATGTCTACATTTGCCGTGGGTTTCTGAAGACCGTCCTCCGCTGGGATGGCTCTACTACCATTGCTGTTCCTGCCGCTGGCGTTCACAATAACTACCCAGCCAGCCGTCACGCTATTTACTATGGCAACCGACACCTTGTCCAGACGGATGGGAATACCTTTCAAGTAAGCCATTACCTCAAGGACGACACTTGGTCTTCCTTGGATATGTTCAGCATCAATGACGGAGGTAATGACCGTCTTGTTGCCCTTACGCCTTGGACTCTGAATGAGTTCGTGGTGTTTATGCGTAATAGCATCTTCTATGCTAATGTGGGCGTAGGTGCTTATCAGATTGGCGATCCAGCACAGGAGTCCGACTCCTATGTAAAGTCCTTGGCTACCGATATCGGCTGTATCGCCAAGAAGTCCGTGGTACAGGCTGGTGGTGGCATCTTCTTCCTGTCCGATAATGGGGTCTATGTGGCTAACCCTGCTGGCGCTGGATCGTCCGGGACGAATGCCTCCACCCCGGAAGGGATGCGTCTCTTGACCCTGTCTGAGCCATTGTCATCCCCCATTTCGGATGTCATCGAGCGTATCAACTACAACTATGTTGATAAGGCAGTAGCGACCTATTTCGAGAACCGTTACTATCTGGCTGTACCGCTGGATTCCTCCACGGTCAACAATGCCGTCTTGGTCTATAACTTTGTCAACAAGGCTTGGGAGTCCGTGGATACCTATCCTGCCGGGTTCGATATTAAGGCGTTCCATATTGCCAAGAAGGGCAACCGCCGCCGCCTATTCGCCATCGACCAAGAGCAGGGTGTTTTCCTCATGGAGAACCTAGAGTGGGACGAATACGGAAGCGCAACTTTAACCCCGCTCCTTGACGATCCGCTGTTCAAGTTGGACTCCGCTGGGGCTAAGTTGTATAACGGCGCGTTTACCGCAAACGCCATCCAAGGTGTCCTTACGACCCGGGCGTATGCCTTTGAGACCAACCGTGAGAAACGGTTCTCCAGCGTACAGGCAGATATGTCCATGACCGTTGGCGCGGATGTGTACATTGACTTGCTGGTCGTAAACCCTGACAGTACGACACGCCTTGATTCATTCTATGCGGATGCTAACGAAGATTACCTTCTTCGCCTTCCGGCTCGCAAATCCGGCTATTACGCTCAAGTTCAGTACACAGTAAACGCCTACCGCCCCTCTATCCGATCCACAACAATCCAAGCCATCGTTCCCGGTCAGATGACCGCAACTAAACGCTAATGCCACAACTAGAATCTCCAATCACATTTATCTCCGGTCAAGTACTTACGGCCGCAGACCTGAACGCCCATGTAAACAGCGCCATCCTCAAGCCCGGTTCTATCAACGACCAAACGGCTATCACGGCCTTCGACATTCAGTCCACGGACACCTTCAACATCTACGACTCTTCTGGGGCTGTGCTTCGGAAGGCTACGGTTGATGACCTGTTCCGTTCCGGGCAGATTGTCAAGTTCGACAATATCAGCGGTAAGTCTGGTCAGAATCTGGCGATTACCCCTGCAAGTGGCTTTGCTGTCGCAATCAACGGCAACCTCACTTCCAGCGGCACATTGGCTGTCACAAGCACATCGACCCTTAGCGGTGATGTTACTGCTGGCGCTAACCTTACGGTGGTTGGTCTTGCCAACTTCAATACGACTGAGGCCATCAAAATCCCTGTAGGCACTACCGCCCAGCGTCCTGCTACCCCTGCTACTGGTCAAATCCGCTACAACTCGACCTTGGCGGCTACGGAAATCTACAACGGCACGGCTTGGGATCCAGTCCCTGTGGCTGGCACGAATCTCACCCTGCCCAATACGGTCAACTTTACTGGCACGATCCAGTACAATGGTACGGCTGTTTATAGCCTTAGTGCAATTACGGAGGAGACTATTACAACCGCTACAGGCTCTGGGGTTATCTGGACAT